ACCAATGTCCTTCTCACAGAAGACATTCATACAAGAAACCAAATGGCTGCTGGGCTTGAAACAAGACCTCAAGCAAAGACTTTCATCTACGCTTTCCTCTACGGAGCAGGAGATGCAAAAATTGGAAATATCGTTGGAGGAAGCGCAAGAGACGGCGCAGATCTTAAGCAGCGATTTTTACGAAATACACCTGCTCTTGAAAGTTTACGAGAACGGGTTGCTAGAGCATCTCAGCGAGGCTATCTCAGGGGACTTGATGGTAGAAGGTTACGAGTTAGATCTGAACATGCTGCATTGAATACGTTGTTGCAAGCAGCGGGGGCCATCGTAATGAAAAAGGCACTGGTGATTTTGGACGACTACGCAAAGCAGTGGAAACTTGACTATAAATTTATAGGTAACATCCATGATGAAGTACAATCGGAGGTGGTTGAAGAACAAGCAGAGAAATTCGGTTGGCTTGCGGTCGAATGTCTCAAGGCGTCTGGAGCACACTTTAAACTCAGATGTCCACTGGACGGGGAATACAAAGTTGGAACAACATGGGCGGAGACACACTGATGACAAGTAAGATGAACTACAAAAGAGGCGAAGATAAGTATTACAAGGACAGTCCAGAAGCTGTTTGGAAAAGAGACCAAACCAAAATGTTTGTTAACGGTAAGTACATACCAAAGTCTCATCCTCTACATAAACCGGGAAAGTACAAGACCTTTGAAGACGCTGCTTTTAGTAGCTTAGCAAAATACGAGTCTAGCGTCGAAGGTCAAGTGTACATTATCGTTAACCCTAGTTTTCCTGAGTGGGTAAAAATTGGGATGGCTATTGACGCTTCAGATAGGTTAAACGGCTACCAAACCTCTTCCCCTTTTAGGGACTATGTGTTAAACTATAGTTGGGACGTTAACGACAGACGTGCTGCAGAGTCAGAAGCCCATAGCGAACTACAAAAGCTGTACGAAAGACGCAGTGAGTGGTTTAAATGCACACCAGAGCAAGCCCAAGAGGTTGTCTCAGGTATAGCAGGAAAGTACCAATGAAGAATGTATACACATTAGTAGACGACATCTACAAGCTTGTTCAGACCAAGAGAGTAGATAAGGACGTTGACATCGAAGAGTGTATTGAACAGTTCGGTGAAAACGTAAAGGACCTTATGCGTAAGGAGTTTGGTCAAAGACGTGCTTGGGATGGTCGTAAGCTTCGAATGTCTAACATCGGTAAGCGTGACAGGTTCTTATGGAACCACTACAACAATGTTCAAAAGTCAGAAGAAATGCAAGGACATACGCTTGTTAAGTTCCTGTACGGACACCTGATTGAAGAACTACTACTATTCCTTACAAGGGCATCAGGACATGAAGTTACCGCAGAACAAAAACAGTGTGAAATCAACGGCATTACGGGTTCTATGGACTGTAAAATTGATGGTGTTGTCACAGACGTTAAAAGTGTTTCGTCGTATGGGTTTAAGAAATTCAAGGACGGCACTCTGGCTTACGATGATCCGTTTGGATACGTCGCTCAAATTAAAGGATATGCAGAGGCAGAGGGTCAGACAAAGTTTGGCTGGCTGGCGATGGACAAACAAAATGGACACTTAACGTACCTAATGTACGATCAAGAGGACACTCAAGCCCCTGTGCATGAGACCATAGCCTTTGACATCACAGACCGCATTGAGCATGTCCAAGAGATGGTAAAACAACCAGAGCCGCCTGAGGTTTGTTATAAGGCTAAACCAGACGGTAAGAGCGGTAACATGAAGTTGGACATAGGTTGTTCTTACTGTGCATACAAGAAAAGCTGTTGGCCCGGTCTTCGTGCCTTCCTTTATTCTACAGGTCCAAGGTTTTTAACGGAGGTGGTCAATGAGCCGAAGGTCCAAGAAATCAAAATTTAGAAGCACGTTTGAAGAAGATGTCAGCAAGATACTAACAGGTTTTGACTATGAGCCGTTCACCGTCCCCTACACCATTCAGCGCAGTTATCGTCCTGACTTTGTTCACCATGCCTCTGGTGTTCTCGTGGAGTGCAAAGGATACTTTAGAGACGGAGACACCAAGAAGTACACCAGTGTCAGAGATAGTCTGCCAAGAGAACAGGAGATTGTCTTCGTACTGATGCAGCCTAACAAGAAAATACGAAAAGGTGCCAAAATGACTATGTCGGAATGGTGTGACAAAGAGAACATTTTATGGTATACTATAGAGACACTACAGGAGTTGATTGACCATGTCACTAACACTAGAGGAAATTAAGGAACGCCTCTTGAAAGCCCTTGACCCAGATGACCTGCTGGAGGCCCTACAGATAACCTCAGAAGAAATGCTGGACAGGTTTGAGGACAAGTTAATCAACAGACTGGATGTGTTTGAACAAGAGCTAGAGGAAGAACAAGATGAGTATTGATGATGCAACCCCTTCTGATTGGGATTATGCAAGTGCGTTAAATAAATTGTCTATTAGAAAAATGCCAGATCCTGTGGACAAGCCTGACCACTACAACAAGGGAACAATTGAAGCCATCGAAGCAATCAAAGCGTCCATGCCTGAACATGAGTTCAAGGGTTATCTCAAGGGTAACGCACTGAAGTACCTCTGGCGCTACGACTACAAAGGGAAACCAGTGGAGGACTTACGTAAGTGTCGCTGGTACATTGAACGACTAATTAAGGAAATAAGTTAATGGACGCATATCAACAGTACATACACAAGTCCCGCTACGCTCGTTACCTACCAGAGGAGCAGCGTAGGGAGACTTGGGAAGAAACAATAGACAGGTACCTAAACTTTTGGGTTGAAAAAGGTAAACTTACTTTAGAAGACGCCAATGGCATATTTGCAGACATCCACGACATGAATGTAATGCCGTCTATGCGGGCGCTTATGACTGCAGGAGAGGCGCTGGACCGTGACAACGTAGCTGGGTTTAACTGCTCCTACATGCCTATCGACCATCCTAAAGCTTTTGACGAGATGATGTACGTCTTAATGTGTGGCACAGGTGTGGGATTTAGCGTAGAAAGACAGTACATTACAAAATTACCGGAGGTAGCAGAAGAGTTTCATGACACAGACACCGTTATACATGTCGCTGATTCAAAAATTGGCTGGGCTAAAGCTTACAGAGAACTTATTAGCTTGCTCTATTCGGGTCAACTTCCGAAGTGGGACATATCTGGAGTACGACCTGCAGGGGCATCCCTTAAGACATTCGGAGGTAGAGCAAGTGGTCCAGAACCTCTTGTTGACCTGTTTAAGTTCACCGTTGAAGTCTTTCGGGAGGCTGCTGGACGCAAACTTAGCTCCATCGAATGTCACGATATCTGCTGTAAGATTGCACAGATCGTCGTGGTTGGGGGAGTCCGGAGAAGTGCTCTCATCAGTCTATCTAACCTCACTGACGACCGAATCCGAAGAGCAAAGTCAGGACAGTGGTGGCAAGACAATCCTCAACGAGGACTAGCAAATAACAGCGCATGTTATACAGAGAAGCCAGATTTTGAGGCATTTTTAAATGAGTGGAAAAGTTTATACGAATCAAGGTCTGGGGAACGAGGAATGTTCTCTAGGGTTGCAAGTCAAAAACAAGCTGCAAGAAACGAGCGAAGAGATGCTTCCTATGACTTTGGAACTAATCCATGCTCCGAAATTATCCTTCGACCCTACCAGTTCTGTAACTTATCAGAAGTTGTTGTCCGGGCAACCGATACGTTGTCAGACCTCAAACGGAAAGTACGTGTTGCGTCTATCCTTGGAACTTTACAAGCTACCCTCACAAACTTTAGGTACCTGAGGAAGGTTTGGCAGAATAATACAGAAGAAGAAGCGCTGCTGGGAGTTTCTTTGACAGGTATTATGGACCATCCGACTTTATCAGGAAGGAGAGATAAAGGTGTTCTCAAAACTTGGCTTACTGAACTCAAAGAAGAAGCGGTTAAAACTAATGCAGAATGGGCGAAACGTCTTGATATTAATGTGTCTACCGCCATTACTGCTGTTAAGCCTTCCGGTACTGTGTCTCAGCTTGTTGATTCTGCTTCTGGTATCCATCCTAGATACGCAGATCAGTACATTAGACGAGTCAGAGCAGACTCAAGAGACCCCCTCTGCCAAGTCTTAGAAGCCGCAGGAGTGCCCGTAGAGGACGACGTAATGTCACCCACTACCAAGGTATTCTCCTTCCCTATAAAATCCCCTGAGGGGGCTGTGGTGGCCTCTGAGATGGGTGCAATGGAACAACTTGAGCTATGGGAGATCTATCAGGACTTCTGGTGTGAGCATAAGCCGTCCATGACATGCTACTACCGTGATGATGAATTTCTTGAGGTGGGCCAATGGTTGTACAATAAGTTCGACAAGATAAGCGGAGTTAGTTTCCTCCCTTATTCCGAACATACGTACCAACAGGCTCCTTACGAACCCATAGACTTAGAGACCTATGAGAAGCTGAAGAAGGAGTTTCCTGAGTCCATCGACTGGACAATCTCAGAAAACTCCGACATGACGGAAGGGTCTCAGCAGTTAGCCTGCACTGGCAACAACTGTGAGTTGTAATTTAGGGGGCTACGGCCTCCTTTTCTTTTTCTTCTTCCCTTTCGTACTGTTCTTCTAAAGAGGTTACGGCTTGTCTTGCAGCAGCATAAACCACTTTTTGCTCTGCTTTCCATTGCCTTATTTCTTCAGGAGAGGCCGACCTCATTTTTTTGTTTATTGCTTCAAAGATATCACGCATAGCGTAAGAAAAAGCAGCCTTCTTTTTATTGACATACTTTGTTTTAGCCAGTTTGTTTATAACATAAAAAGGTGATTGAAGTGCCGCAAAACCCAAAGCTATGGGTATGTTATAAGTTTGCGAAAGAGCAGAGCGTCCTTTCATAATATCAAAACCAGCCCACTGTAAATATCTTCCTAAAGCATTTGAAGCAGTGTTTTGAGCCTTTTCTACAACTGTTGGTTTTATTTTTAGAAGTCTTCCCATTCTAGTTAACAACTCAGCAGACTCAGGAACTACCTCACCAATAGTTTCATTGATTGATTCCCGTACTATTCTTCCCGCTTGTCCACGCATGCTTAGGTCAGCTGACCCTAAAGCGACACCTTCAGTTGTTTCTAGCCAAGTATCAAAAGCTTTTCTAGCCTCCCTTAGACCTTCTGCTGTGTATCCGTACTCGTTAGCATAGGCTTGAAACTGCTTCATGTACCTATTAACTGTTCTGGACGCTTGTTTAGGGTCCATAGATCCGGGGAGTTTTTTAACCGCATCAGCAAACTTTTGTCTAGCCCTGTCAACAACAGCGTTTGGTTGTATTTTAATAAAAGCATCGGAAGCTCTTGACATCTTAATTAGTGTGTTTTCTAGTGCGTCTAGTTGTTTGTTTATTTGAAGGGTGGCTTCAATTGGGTTCATGGAACCAGTAACGCCTGCCTTTTTTAGTTCGTCAACTATGTCTAATTCTTCTTGAGTTGTTAATTGTTTATTTGTCCTTAAAGGACCCATAGCTTCTGTAGTTCTTTCTACTTGTTCTTCTGTTTTTTTACCTGTGTTGAAAGCTAAGTTCCAAAGGTCCTTGTCGTCACCTGCAAGAGGACTTTCAACTTTTCTAAGTCCTACATTTTTAATACTAAAAGGCTCCTTTGGCTCAGGCTCAGGCACCTTAGCTAACGACGCAAGGTCAATGTCTTTACCCATTCTTCTAAAGACACCAGCACCTGTCAAGTCAGCAATCGCCCTAAGAGACGCCGCTTCGTCTGGGTACTTTTGTTGAAACGCTTGTAAGCCCTTACTTCCTGCCTGTAAAGCAGCTGCAAAGGCTTGCCCTGCATCGGTTTGCATAAATTCTTGAAGGGACTGAAGCGCTTGCTGTTGTTGCTCATCAGTTGCCGCCACACCTATGGCTTTCTCTGCTCCAAATACTATTGTTTCTCCTAAACCGTCAAAGAAAATAGAAAACGGTTCCGCAAAAGTTTGAAGCAGGGCTGAACCTGCGTTTGTACGACCACTTAGGTACTCCTGAGTTACAGGAGCAAAGGGGTCTTCCTCAGGGCTATAGGTTTTCATTACACGCCCGCCAAGAGCAGACATACGCTCCCCCGATCTTTCTAAAGGACCGTATATTACACGCTCTATAAATGACTCTTCTTTTTCAAGAGGCTTATTAAAATCCATTACAGCAAGTTGTTCTTCCGTTGCTTGAACAGCAGCAGAAACAGCATCAGGGGTTGGAGACCCGTCAGGAGTAACAACAGGAGCTACTGAAGTATAACCCCCTGTTGCTGTAATTGCTGCTTCTATTTCTTCTTTAGTATAGGACATTTTTAGTTTCCTTTGAAAGGCACAAACTTTTTCTTAGAAGGATCATAGTACCTAACGGTATTTGTTCCGGGCTGCCTATAAATTACAATACCTGAGTTTGGGTCTCTCGTAAAACCAGAGGCTGCGTACATGCTTTTTGTTTTTTCGTCATTCCAAGGAATAGACTCAATAAAAGGAACACCAGTAGCTAAGTTTTTCAAAACAGTAAAATGTCTTCTTATGTCTTGCAAAGCTTCTCTTTGTAAGTCTTCAGAAGTTAATGTGTTCAAGTAAGCAAGTTTGTTTTGTAGTGATTGAAGTTCAATGTTAGAAACAGCGCCAAGGCCAGTACTCCCGCCTCCTAGCTTTTTAAGCATTGCAATTTCTTCTAGTCCTAAGAGATTTTTAAGCTGGCTGTACTCAGACTCAACGTCCATAGCTTCAGTACCGCCGAAAATTCTAGTAACTTGTGCCCAAACACCTTCTGGCAAATCGTCTTTTGCTAAAATATTATCAATATCGCTTATTGCAGTAACAAGCTGTGGAATAGCAGCTTCTCTGGCTTTAAGGTCCTCACCTTTTTCTTCCATGTTTCCAATAGAGTGAGAACCCATGTTTTCACCATCTTTAAAAACAGTTACCATTGTTTGGTCTTTATTCTTAATGTACTGAAAAGAAGGTTTTGGAGTAGCGGGCTTGTCTTCTTTCATTGGCGCTTTTGATATTTCGTCTCCTGTTCCAGAAAACCTTACTGCACCAGCAGGAAGAGTAAAATCTGGTTTTACTTCAGGCTTTAAGTATTCCTGAAGTTCTTCAAAAGTCATTTCTCTTACTCGACCCTGTTGAATTTCTGGGTTTGTAGCATCAGCTGCTTTTTTTAGCCCTAAACCCATTAGTCTTTGTCTAGCAGCCTCTTTATTTGCTGTTTGCTTTAAAGCTGCCTTTTGTTGTTGTGCTGCCGTTCCCGTGGTGGACGCCTCAGACAGTTGACCACGCTGCATCTGCAGTTTTGCCAAAGCTTCGTTGTACTCAGCACTTCCGGGAACTAAACCGCCCAGCATTTGTTGTTCTTGTTTCTTTTGCTGTATCTGCCTAGGCATAGCCCCTAATTGCTGTGAAGCAGTAAATAGGCCCTGACCGTAGGTAGGCTGCAAAAGACCTTGTATGAATTGTTGTCCAAATTTAGCCATTATTAATCTCCTAATTAAGGAAAGAGCCTTGACCACCAAGTTCCGTCATTGTTAGTATCAGTAATTCCCAACAAATCAGAAATTGACCCAAATAAACCACCACCTGATGTTCCACCTGTTCCTCCTGTTCCTCCTCCTACAAACGAAGGTTGCAACGCTTGTGAAAGAAGTCCTGTTCCAATTTGTCCCATAAGGTTAGACTGTGCAGTAGCAGACGACAAAAGAGCCTCAAGACCGCTCATTTGTGCTTCTCCAAACAACCCTGCACCCTCTAGTTGGCCTCTTTGTGCCAGCTGAGAAGTTGTCATTGCTGGTTGAGCTGCTGCCAACAACTGACCCTGAGGAATGTAACCAGCACCTAACAGCTGTCCCCCAAGCTGTGATTGTTGCAACTGTTCTACCTGTGCTTGACCCATTGCTGCAAGCATCGCTCTATCTCTTGCCTCTCTTTCAGCTGTAGCTAAAGCTAGTTGCTCAGGTGTTGCGCCTCCATAGGCTGCAGAACTAACCCCAAGACGACCCTGAGCCGCTAAACGCTCTTCTAAAGCCAACCGCTGTCGCTCTTCTTCTGGACGTTGTGCTGCTCGCATACGCTCGTAAACTGCCTGCTCTCTTTCTCCTAAAGGCTGTTCAACTTGTGTGTAAAACTGACGTGCTCCCTGAAGTAACTGGTTTTGTATTGCTTGCTCTTCAGGAGACAAATCTAAAGTAACTCCTCCTGTTGGAGTGGTTTCTAACATTCCACCAGTAGTTGTAGCAACAGTAAAAGGTTTAAACTCTGTTTGGTCTAAACCTGTCTGTCCAATTAAACCAGCTTCTCGTCTTGCTCTTTCGCCTATGTTTCCTAAACGATCATAAGCTTGTTTTGCTAAAAGAGCACCCGCTCCAGCACCTAAGGCTTGGCCTCCGGGTCCGCTTAAAAAGTCTCCGATTGAAGAAAAGAATCCTCCCGGCGACGTAACATTATTAACGCCTGCCGACAAAATGTCTGAACCAAATCCAATATTGTAAGGATCATTCGGGTCTACTTGGGCATTTGAAGGTAAAATACCCATAGACTGTAGATATTCTAAACCTAAATCATATTCATTCATAATAGTTTACCTATCAAAGCCATTACATTAATCTCCTGTAGGGACAACTGAGAGCCGTTTATGTCTGACTCTAGGCCCACTACTATACTTGTGCCGTATCCTGTAGCATTTAAACTTTTTTGATTAGTAAGAGCACCACCAGTAAACTCTACGGCAGTGTACTCGCTTTCTCCATAAAACCCAGTAATCTGGTTGCCTACTGTAAATTCCGCTGTGGCGTACGAGCCTTTAAAATCATAAGCCCACTTAAGAAAAACTGTTGCGTTGTTTGCACCAACAAGCGTTGGCTTTAGTTTTTTAAGAATTTTAATTCTGGAACTGTCGCCAAAAGTTAAACTTGGGCTGTAGTACTTAAAACGATAGGCTTGGCCATTGTCTGTATATTCTTCGTACTTGCTAATTCCTTCCGAAGTTCCTATTAAAAGATCTCCGTTTTCTTTGCGTTCGTAAGAAGTAAACCCTGTTGAAACCCAACGAGTAACTCTGTAAGATCCGTTTTCTGTTGTACCTCTTACGTCAAAGCAATAAGTTACGTTTTGTCCTACAAAAGTTAGTAAATAAAACCCTTCTTCTGGACTATAAATAGACCTAAAAAATGTGTTTTCTGACTGCAACGCATTAATAATGTCTTTAGTAATGTTTCCCGACAAGCTACTTATGGGCATAGACTTTTCTTGTATTGTCCGCCCAAAGCTCTTTAGTCCTGTGTGTGACAAAAACAGCACGTCCGTACCTGTGTACTGTACTGTGTCTCTATCAACGCAGCCTACGCCCGCTACGGTGTCAGACAGTGTCATAGTAGCAGGAGCTTCCGCACCAGAGTAAGCAATGATGCTGTGCTTACCAAAAATAATCAAAAGTCCATTGTGTGCTGCTAGTGCTACAATTTCGTCATAACCATCAGGCCAGACCTTAGACACGTCAATAGAGCCGCTAGTTCCGCCAGACCAATCATGTCCAATCAGCAAGTCTGACCAGTAGACAGTAGATTTATCACTATTAAAGTCAGCCGTCCAAAGCCGACCATAAGCCGCTAAAACCTCGTTGCCGTACATAGCGCTAGTAACACCAGCTGCACCAGAAACGCTGCTGAGTGTGACTACAGAGCCTCCTGCGTTATCGTAAACAAGCGGCTCATAACCTCGCTGGAAAAAATAAATCTTGTCGTTAAAGTTGACCATCTTCCAGTTGTCAGCAGTAATTGTGTAACTGCCGGGAGTTTCGTCAACCAATGTGGCAGTACCACTAATAATTTTATTGTTACCTACAGAAAATATTTTAGTGTTGCCAGCGTTGTCTTTAAACTCCTTAATTGCTCTTAAAGAGTCAGAACCTAAAACAGTTTTAGTTGTTGTAAGAACTGTATGTCCTTTACGTGCGGCAATACGACCCCGCTTGTCGATTACTGCGTTGTCTGCTATTTCAGCAAAAGACGGATCTTGTGCTAAAGGCGAGTCTTCGGTGTTAACACCTTTGAACGCAGGAGCAACAAGATTAATACTACGTAATTCCTGAGCCATATTAAATAGTCCTAAATACCATTTCTTCAGGGTGTTTTGCTGCATCTATTGCAATAGCATCAGACAAAAATTTATCAGCAATAGAAAAGTATTCTGCAGTAGACGTACCGCCTGTTTCACCACGTTCACGAGCTAACAAAGCCACAGCAAGGTGAACTACAGGCATTGCTGGAACAAGCAGCGTGTCAGTGTTAAAACTCAAGTCTGCCTGTCGCTTAACCACGTCAAACCGCAGGCTGTAGACACCGTCTGGTGTTGGCCCTACAAGTACTTCGGTGTCGCCGCTAGAATCCAAACCGTTGTACGTGTAGTATTTAGGTGCGCCCTCTACTGCATTAGCAATGTATAAAGAATCATTAAACCAGTCTTTAGTTTGGTACTCCATGAAACAGTTTTGCGTGTCGTTAATTACCGACATGACTTTTACGTTGTCACCGCTGCCAGTCAATGAGTAACTGTTGTCGGAAGCAGTAGTGCTTACCACAATAGTTTCACGCAAAGCAGACCAATCGTTAGACTCTTCTACTAACTTTTTAGCGTCATTAATAAAGTCACTAACCATTTTAGTGTACGTAGTAGCAGACACGCTAGACACTTCGTCTTCACGTAAACGACGTAAAACAT